TCATGCCGCGCCGCGCAGGATGCGGCGGGCCTGGAACGGCGGAATGATGGCGGTGATGTGGGCCGCCCAGCGCAGCCGCGCGTCGTGCCGCATGGGGGCGGCGATGCTCTCCAGATCGTAGAGCCCCGGGCGCGCGCCGCGCAGCAGGCGCTTGACCAGCACCTCGTCGGTTTCGAGCTCGACCACGACCACGTGCCCGAGCATGTCCGGGGAGGGCGCGCTGCGCTGGTGCTCGAAGTAGATGATCGCCCCGTCGTCGGCGAAGCCGCGCATGGAATGGCCCACGACCTTCAGCGCCCGGGCCTGGTCGGAGCCGCCGGGCGGGATCGGCACCAACTCGGCAGGGTCGTGGCCGAGAGCGAACAGCACGGTGCCATCGGGGTTGGCTCCCACCGAGCCGATGACCGGCACGAATCCTTCGATCGCAGGCGTCGCCGCGCCGGCGGCGTCGTAGAGCCATTCGGGGCTGACGCCGAACGCGACAGCATACTCCTTTGCCCGGCGATACGAGAACGGGGCGTTGCCGTTTTCGTTGGACGCGTAGGTATTACGGCTCCAGCCGTATGCGTCCGCAGCTGACGCAGCGGTGTCATAGCCTCGGTCCATACGGGCCTGTTTGAGCCTTTGTGCGCGGCCGTCCATGGGACTGTAGATAACCTGCAGAGAAAGGTTGCGCAACGAGAAGTAGGTTTCCTACATTCTAGTTCATGGATACGCAAACGCACCACACCCACTCGACCTACGCGGCGCTCCGCTACGGAGGCGCGTCCCAGGCGCGGGCTCAGGCCGAACTGGCCATCCCGCCCGACCAGGCCCGGCAAATGGAGGCGATCTTCCACGTGCCGCGCCCCGGCAAGCAGCTGGACCGCATGCGCCCGCGGTTCGCCCGGCACGGCGAGCACGTGGCCGCGGTACGCGCGACCGGGGGCTATCCGGTGCTCGCGCGATGAGAGGCGCCGAGGATGCGGCCGCGGTGGTCGCGGGGGCGCTCAGCCGGCGCGGCCCGGGGGAGCGGGGGCGGTTCCTGCGCGAACTGCTGGCGCACACGGCGGCAGGTCTGGTGGTGATCGAGGGCGAGGCTGAGGCCTCGGAGGCCGTCTACCGACTGGCCGACGCGGTGGTGGCGCGGGGGCTGCGGGCATGAGGCCAAACCAGCGGAGGGATCCGGCCCGCGAAGCACGCGACCGGCTGCTGCGGCTGGAACGACGTGCGAAGGCGCAGGCTGAGGCGGCGGCGGTGACCGCGGGCGTGGCGGAGACGGTGGCGCTGGCGCGGGCGCGCGGGGAGGCGATCGTCGACGGTGGCGCGCGGAAAGCCTATCGTCGACAGACCGGCCTGGACTGGCTGGTGGCCAAGGGGCGCATCGACGCGCGGGCCAAGGCGGTGGGTGAGCGCTATGGCCAGGCCTACCGGCGCGTGAAGTTGGAAGCGGCGATCCCCTCGACGCTGGACACGCGGGTGCGCGGGCCGTTCGTGGCGCCGTCGATCGAGACGGTGCTGGCGCACGCGGAGGGCACCGAACTGGCGCGGCGGCGACTGGCGGAGTTCAGGCGCGGGCTCAGCCAGCAGCCGGACCTGGTGGCGGCGTGCGATCTTGTCTGCGGCGAGGAGAAGACGCCGCGCGAGGCGTCGGAGGGCGAGCGCGAGGCCGGCCGGCTGGAGGCGATCCTCAAGGTGGCGTTGGACATTCTCGTGGCTGGCGCACGCTAGAATGTTCCTTATTTGTTCTTGACTTTCGCGCGCGAATTTGAGAGAGTTCAGTTAGTCGCGAAGAGTGTGCCCAGCGGGCGCGACCTTCGCGGACGGGCGCGCCAGTGGAGTGAGGCGAGAGGCCGAGAGGCCGAGAGGCCTTGGCCGCCAGCCAGCCTGTAGGTGATGGCCTGAGGTCACCAATGAGGGCGTTGTTCGTCGGTGTCGTCGGCCTCGCCCGCCACGGGCGCGGCCTCGGTCTCCCGAGCCTCCAGTGCGCGATTGTGCCATCGCATCGCCTCGTCGATGAGGCGGCTGCGGTCGCGCATGTTGTCGGTGGCGGCGGCGAGGCGGAGCAGGCCATCGGCCTGGCGGCGATAGTCATCCTCTGACGGCATTGCGATCTCTCCCCACAGGGACGCGGTGTGTCGAAGGTACGGGCGCAAGCGATGCCCGGACGCCTAGATCTGCGCCGGATTCGGCCGGCTTTGTGGCGCCGAGCCGCCTGAGAAAGTCCAACGGAAACAAGGAGCTTCACCATGGTTGAAAAGCCACGGTGGTGAAGTCTCACGTCCCGGCCCTGGAGCATTCGTGGCCGGGCGATGGCGCCAGTCACCACAGCGCCAACGACCGGCAGGCGGCGTGATGCGTCGCTGGCGGCGATCGCCAGCGCGGCGACAGGAACCCCGGAACAACTCGATAGAGGAACCTAGTCATGGTGGAGAAGGCGACCGGGGGGCCGCGGAAGGTCCCAGCGGAGCGGGCGCCGAGGGCGTCCCAACCGACGAAGGGCGTGTGTTTCAGCGCCGCGGTGGCGCGACGGATCTGTGCGCGGCTGGCGGAGGGCGAGCCGTGGTCGAAGATCTGCAAGACCAGGGGAATGCCCGCCTATTCGACGCTGTACTCGTGGCAGAAGCAGCAGCCTGGGTTCGCGGAGCAGGTGGCGCAGGCGCGGCAGCAGGGCGCGGACTACTGCGCCGACCGGGCGCTGGAGGTGGCCGAGCGCACGACCAAGGAGACGATCCAGCAGGACCGCCTGTTCGTGAGCACCCTGATGAAGCGGGCGGCCCTGATCGCACCGCAGACCTGGGGCGGGAAGGGTGGCGGCGCCAAGGACAAGCCAGCGAAGGTGGAGGTGGTCTTCCGCGTCCGCCACTTCGAGCGGGTGGTCGGGCCGGACGGCAAGGCGTTCGTCCGCGAGATCGAGCCGGAGGGCGAGGCTTGAGCGCGGCGAAATCCAAGGCGAAGTCCAAGACGGGGACGAAGGCCGGCGCGAGCGCGCCCGAGGTCGTCGCCGAGCCCATGCACAAGCTGCCGCTTGAGTGGCGGCCGCGGCCTTACCAGGTGGACCTGTGGGAGGCGCTGCTGGGCGGTGTGCGGCGGGCCGACGTGGTGGCGCATCGCCGGTGGGGCAAGGACGAGGTGGCGTTGCACTGGGCGGCCTGGGCGGCGTGGCAGCGGCCCGGGAGCTATTGGCATTTGCTGCCGGCGATGTCGCAGGGACGCAAGGCGATCTGGGATGCGGTGAACCCGCACACCGGCCGGCGGCGCATCGAGGAGGCTTTTCCGGACGTCATGCGGCCGACGTTCAATGAGAGCGAGATGCAGGTCGTTCTGGGCAACGGCTCGACCTGGCAGGTGTTGGGCTCGGACAATTACGACGGCCTGGTGGGCGCCTCGACGGCCGGGGTGGTGATGTCGGAGTGGGCGCTGGCGAAACCAGAGGCCTGGGCGCACATCCGGCCGATCCTGCTGGAGAACGACGGCTGGGCGCTGTTCCTGTGGACGCCCCGGGGGCGCAACCACGCGGCGCGGGCCTTCGAGAGCCGGAAGGGCGATCCGGAGTGGTTCTGCCTGAAGTCGCCGGCCACGGAGACCGACGTGTTCACGCCCGAGCAGCTGGCGCGGGAGAAGCGCGAGCTGATCGCCGAACTGGGCTCGGAGGAGGAGGGCGTGGCGCGGTTCGCGAGCGAGTACCTGGTGGACTTCGATGCGGCGGCTCCCGGCAGCTACTACGCCAGTCTCCTGGGCGAGGCGGAGCGTGCGGGGCGCATCGGGCGCGTGCCGGTGGATCCGGCGTTGCCGGTCGACACCGCCTGGGACCTGGGCATCGACGACTATACGGCGGTCTGGTTCTTCCAGCAGGCCGGGCGCGAGGTGCGGGTGGTCGACTATTTCGAGACCAGCGGGGAGGGCCTGCCGGCCATGGTTCGCCGCGCGATCGGCGAGCGGCCCTATCTGTGGGGGACGCACCACCTGCCGCACGACGTGATGGTGCGGGAGCTGGCGAGCGGGCGATCGCGATACGAGACGTTGCAGTCGCTGGGGCTGACCCGCATCAGCGTCGGGACGGCGACGGATCCCGAGGAGCGGGTGAACGCCGCGCGCCTGATGATCCCCACCTGCTGGTTCGACGCCGAGCGTTGCGCCGCCGGGCTGGAGCGGTTGCGGGCCTATCGCAAGCGGTGGAACCGGGCGACGCACAGCTATGGCGGGCCGCTGCACGACCAGGCCAGCCATGGCGCTGATGCGTTCGGGGAGTTCGCGCTGAACCGCAGGGGGGCGACGACGGCGCGTGAGCCCGGCCGGCGGGCGGCGCACGGCGCGCTTTCGTGGATGAGCTGAGGCGGCGGACGTTAATCGTTCTTCCTTAAGCGCCGTTAAGGCCGTCGGGCCGAGCATGGCATCGTCGGGGGACGCGTTGGCGGCAGGAGGCCGCGAATGCTGGATGCCGTTCGTCATCTGCTGCACATGATCGAGGATCGCCCGTTCGAGAGCATTGCGGCGCTGATCGCCACGGTGCTGTACCTGCGCCTGATGATGTCGGGCCCGCGCTACTACTGAGACTCATCCGGCAAGCGGCGCCACAAACGGCGTGGATGTGCGTTTCGGCTGGCATGAGCATCGACAAAGCCTTTGCCAGCTTCGCCAACAAGACGGCGAAGGTTACCGGCAGCCCTTGGACCTTCGGGGTGTGCTTGCTGCTGGTGATCCTGTGGGGCGGGAGCGGGCCGGTGTTCGGCTTCTCCGAGACGTGGCAGCTGGTGATCAACACCGGGACCACGATCATCACCTTCCTCATGGTGTTCCTGATCCAGAACACCCAGAACCGCGACGCCGAGGCGATGCAGGCGAAGCTGGACGACCTGATCCTCACGTCGGCGGCGGCGGAGAACGACTTCGTCGGCATCGAGCGGATGACCGAGAAGGAGCTCCAGGCGTTGCACGAGCGATGCGTCGAGCGGGCGAAGGCGCACGAGGAGCTGCACGCCAAGGTGCGGGACGAACTCGAGACCCGCGCGGCCAAGCGGCGGAAGCCTGCCGCGCGCAAGGCGCCGGCCCGCAAGAGCCCGGCGCGGAAGGCCGCCTAGACCGCGATCTGTTCGGGCTGGCCCACCAGCACGCGGACGATCTCGGCCAGCAGAGCCGGCGCGGCGATCGGCTTGGCGATCATCCCGTCCATGCCGGCGGAGACGTATTCCAGCCGCTGGTGTGTCATCGCATTGGCGGTGAGCGCGATGATGGGGGTCTGCGCCGCCGGCCCCTTGAGCGCCCGGATCGCCTGGGTCGCCTCGATGCCGCCCATGTGCGGCATCTGGATGTCCATGAGGATCAGGTCGAAGCGGCCGGCGCGGGCGGCGGCGAGGCCGATGACGCCGTCCTCGGCCTCCTCGACGGTGGCGCCCAGGCGATGGAGCATGGTGCGCGCGACGAGGCGGTTTGTGGGATTGTCCTCGACGAGCAGGATGTTCACACCGTCCAGCAGGCTCTCGCCGTCGGCGGAGTCGCCGGCAGGCTGGGCGGCTGGGGCTTCGAATTCGAACCAGAAGGTGGATCCCTGGCCCGCGGTGCTGGTGAAATCGATCTGGCCGCCCATCATGCGCACCAGCGCCTGGCTGATGGAGAGGCCGAGGCCCGCGCCGCCGAAGCGCCGGGCGGTGTCGTTCTCGGCCTGATGGAAGCGTTCGAACAGCCGACCCTGCGCCTCGAGCGTCATCCCGATGCCGGTGTCTTCCACCTCGAGGCGGATGCGGCGGTAGTCGTCATGCGTCGGCGCGACGGCCAGGCGGACGGAGACGCCTCCGGCCTCGGTGAATTTCACGGCGTTGCCGATCAGGTTGAACATCGCCTGGCGCACGCGCACCGGATCGGCCTCGATCCAGAGATCGGTCCCGGCGATGTCACAGCGCAGGTCCAGCCCCTTGGCGCGGGCCTGGCCTTCGAGCAGGCCGACAACCGCGGTCAAGGCCTCGCCGACGTCCATCGCCTCGGGCGACAGATCGAGCTGGCCGGCCTCGATCTTGGAGAAGTCGAGCACGTCGTTGAGGAGCTGGGACAGCATGCGCCCGCTGTCGCTGGCGCGGCGCATCAGCTCGCGGCCTTCGGGCGAGATCTCCTCGCGCTCCAGCAGCTGCAGCGCGCCCAGGACGCCGTTCATGGGCGTGCGGATCTCGTGGCTGACATTGGCCAGGAAGTCGGCCTTGGCGCGGGTGGCGGACTCGGCCTCGGCCTTGGCCTCTTCCAGCGCGGCGGCGGCGGCCACCTGGGCGGTGACGTCACGGGCGGCGTCGACGATGGCGATCGGGACGCCGTCCTCGAAGATCAGGCGGGCGCTGGACTGCATCCAGAGCCAGTGGCCGTCCTTGTGGCGCACCCGCAGGCTGAGCACTTCCGAGCGGCCGGGCTCGGCTGCCATGCGGGCGAAGGCCTCGCTGAACAGGGTGCGGTCGGTATCAGGGTGGACCATGGCCCAGCGAGACGTCCCGATCAGCTCCTCAGGCCGATAGCCCAGGACCGAGAGGGCGGCTGGGGAGGCGTACTCGAAGCGGCCCTTCAGGTCGGTGCGTGCGATGAGGTCGGTGACGTTGGCGGCCAGGGTCTCGTAGTTCTGCAGACTCTCGTTCAATCGGCGCTGTTGGGCCTGGAACGAGGGCGTCGCGGCGGCGCGGCCGATGGAGAAGATTCCGCCCAGGGCGAGGCAAAGCCACACCAGCGCCGTCTCCCGCAGACTGTGCCCAGCGGCAGACGCCAGAACGACCAGGGCGCCGGTGGCCGGCGCTGCGCCTGCGATCAGGAATACGGCCGGGACGTTGTGGAACAGCAGGATGGCCACCGCGCCGACCACCAGGAAGAGCGCGGCGGCGGCGGCTTGGGCCGCGGCCTGGCCCGTGAGCCAGAAGAGGACGCCGAGCAGCAGCCACCAGCCGTTGCCGACGACGTAGGCGGCCGCGAAATTGATGCGACGGCGCCGCGCGCGGGGGCGGCCGCCCGTCGCCGGCCGGGTGGCGCACCAGCTCCAGGCCTCAATGAACAGCGAGCCCGCGGCCCAGGCCAGACAGATGGTCCAGGGCAGGGCCAGCAGGGCGGCGCAGGCGGCGGCGATACCGAGCACGACCTTGATCGCAGCCACGTCGTGCAGCGGCTGGGCCGCCTCGTCGAACCGTTGCGCAAGGGTGAGGCGCATGGCCGTTGGGACCGCGGCATGCCGGGTCTCGCGGTGGGGTACGGTCAAGCGGGGCCTCCTGTTCAGGCGCGCGCCCAGGAAGCCGCATGCGGGTGACCGCCGCCCTAAGCTTGGCTGCGGCAAATCGACGTGACAGGGGCCGGGGCGCGCTCGACGGGCGGCGCCGATTGTCGCAGGGTCTGCGAACACACCGGCCAAGGAGCGACGACGATGATCCGCAAGGCGAACGCAGTCTGGCAGGGCACGGGGCGCGATGGGACGGGCGCGCTGAGCTCTCAGTCCGGCGTGCTGAAGGAGACCCCGTACAGCTTCAAGACCCGGTTCGAGGACAGTCCGGGGACGAACCCCGAGGAACTGCTGGCTGCGGCGCACGCCGGCTGCTTCACGATGGCCCTGGCCTTCGCGATCCAGCGGGAAGGCTTCACGCCGCAGGAACTGTCGACCGAGGCGGCGGTGTCGCTGGACCAGGACGGCGCGGGTTTCAAGATCACGCGCTCGGCGCTGACGCTGCGGGCCAACGTGCCGGGGCTGAGCGAGGCGAAGTTCCGGGAGCTGGCCGAGGCGGCGGAGAAGACCTGCCCTGTGTCGCGCGTGCTGAACGCGGAGATCACGCTGGACGCGCTGTTGGAAGGGTAGGCGCGCGCGGCGCGATTGTTCTTGATTTGTTCTTGACATCCGCGCGCGAATTTGAGAGAGTTCAGTCAGGGTCGACAACTGCGCTCCGGATGTCATCGGTCAGCCCGATGCGCCAAAGCGCCGAAGGTGAGTTCTTGAGTTGTTCTTGATTGCGCCGAGGCGCCCGGGGTAGCGTCGGTCCCGCGCCACCGGGCTAGGGGCAACATCTTGAGAAGGCCGATTTTACGGGCTGCCGTGGCCACGATCCTTTTCGCGGGTGGAGCGCTTCATTCTCTCTACGAGCTTTGGAGCGGGCTTCGCTTGCTAGAGCTTTGGGGGCCAGGTGCGTTGCCTCTGTTCCTGCTGGGAGTCGTGATGTGGGCCCTTCCGGCGGGGCTGGTCGCCTCGTTCCTGTTCTGGAGATCGGCGGCAAAGTCGCGAGGATGGTGCGGCTTATTCTTGAGAGGCGGCGCGGGGATGTGTGGGCTCCTGGGCGCGGCCTTCCTGGGCTTCATGATCTGGAATTGGTCCTCCACTGAGCAGGCCGTGGAGTGGGACGACATCGTGAGCTTGCTTGGGGCGCCCGCTCTGCTGCTGGGCGCTTGGCTGCTGTCGGCGCCCCTTAGAAGCGGCAGCGGGCATGCTCACGAACACTCGTCGTAGAGGCGTTCTCGCCGCCTGTTGATGTTCGTGATTTGTTCTTGACATTCGCGCGCGAATTTGCGAGAGTTCAGTCAGCGTTGAGGACTACGCCTGAAGCGCCGCGGATGCGGGGCTGAGGCGCGAGAGACGCCTTCCAATCTTTTGTCGATGCGGCCTTTGCGGGCCGCCTCCCACCCGCCGGGCTCGCTCGCGCGGGCCTTAACCCATGGGGCCAAGCCTTTGTCCGACGACGATATTCTTGAAGAGGCCAAGGCGGCCTTCCAGCGCGCGGCCGACGCGGAAGCCGAGAACCGGCGCGAGGCGCTGGACGACCTGCGCTTCGCCCGGCTGGGCGAGCAGTGGCCCGAGCGGGTGCGGCGCGAGCGGGAGATGGAGGGGCGCCCGGTCCTGACGATCAACCGGCTGCCGGCCTTCATCCGGCAGGTGGTCAACGATGCGCGTCAGAACAAGCCGGCCATCATGGTCCACCCGGTGGACGGCGTGGCGGATCCGCAGACCGCCGAAGTGTTCAACGGCCTGGTGCGGCACATCGAACAGAGCTCGGACGCCGAGGTGGCTTATGACACGGCCCTGGATTTCGCGGTGACCTCGGGCGTCGGCTATTTCCGCATCAACACCCGCTATGCGGGGGACGACGGCTTCGACCAGGACATCGCCATCGAGCGGGTGGCGAACCCGTTCGCGATCTACGGCGATCCGGAATCCGTGGCCGCCGACAGCAGCGACTGGAACTGCGCCTTCGTGGTCGACAGCCTGCCGCGCGCGGCGTTCGAGGCGCGCTGGAAAGGCGCGCAGGCGGTGGACTGGGCCAGCGACGACCTGGGGCAGTCCGGCGGCCCGGCCTCGGACGGCGACCGGGTGATGGTGGCCGAGTACTGGAAGCGCGAGCGGGTGAGCCGCACGATCCTGGCGCTGTCGGACGGCCGGGTGGTGGAAGAGGGTCTATACAAGGCGCAGAAGTCGATGTTCGACGCCCTGGGCGTGACGCCCGTGGGACGGCCGCGGCAGACGGCGAGCCACAAGGTGACCCAACGGATCCTGACCGGCGCCGAGGTGCTGGAGACCGTCGACTGGGCGGGGCGGTTCATCCCTATCGTCCCGGTCTATGGCGAAGAGCTGATGGTGGATGGGCGCCGGCGGCTGCGCAGCCTGGTGCGCGACGCCAAGGATCCGCAGCGGATGTTCAACTACTGGCGCACCACCTCGACCGAACTGGTGGCGCTGGCGCCCAAGGCGCCGTTCATCGGGCGCAAGGGCGCGTTCGAGACCGACAGCGCCAAGTGGGCGACGGCCAACGTCCAGAGCCACGCCTACATCGAATATGACGGCCCTGAGCCGCCCATGCGCCAGCCGTTCGCGGGCGTGCCCGCGGGCGCGCTGCAGGAGGCGATGAACGCCGCCGACGACATGAAGTCGATCATGGGCCTGTTCGACGCCAGCCTGGGCGCCAGGTCGAACGAGACCTCAGGCCGCGCGATCATGGCGCGGCAGCGGGAGGGGGATGTCTCGACCTTCCACTACATCGACAATCTGAGCCGCTCCATCCGGCACGCCGGCCGGATCCTGCTGGACCTGATCCCCAAGGTCTATGCGACGGCGCGCGTCGTGCGCGTTCTGGGGCCGGATGGAGCGGCGGCGTCGGTGGGCGTCGCGCCGGGCGGCCAGGCGAAGGGGGCCGAGCCGTTGAAGGCGCTGGGCCGGATCTACGACCTGGGGGCGGGCAAGTACGACCTGACCGTTCGCTCGGGGCCGAGCTTCACCAGCCGCCGGGAAGAGGCGGCGACCCAGATGATCGAGCTGATCCGGGCCTACCCGCCCGCGGCGCCGCTGATGGGCGACCTGCTGGCGCGGAACCTGGACTGGCCCGGCGCCGAGGAGATCGCGCGCCGGCTGGCGGCGCTGCTGCCGCCGCAGGTGAAGGGCGGGGCGCCCGAGGTCGAGCAGGCCAAGGCGCAGATGGCGCAGCTGGCCCAGGCGCTGGCGGCGGCGCAGGCCGAGATCGCGAAGATCAGGCAGGACCGGACGCACGAGGCGCGGAAGCTGGAGATCAAGGCCTTCGAGGCCGAGACCAATCGGATGAAGGCGGCGCAGCGCTGACCGTAGCGACGGGCCCGCAGCATGGAATTCGAAGGAGGCAGGTGAGGATGGCAAAACCCCTGGGAGCCATGCGCGCGGCGGCGAGCCAGCGCATCGCAGGAAACGAGCTGCAGCTGCGGGGCGCCACGGCGCCGCGAACGGGCGGCGGCGAGATGTTCCCAAATCCATTCACGACGCCGCCGCAGGTCGATCCGCGGAGGACCTATCAACCACCATCGGCGCGAGATCGGATTGGGCCGCCGCGGAAGGGAACGCATGTGACTGTCCGCGCTTACGACATTCCCAACCTGCCTGGGCCGCAGCAGCACATGTATGTCGAGTACGATGACGGGCGCGAACAGTTGATCGCCCGCGGTGGGCCTTCGGCCGAAGGAGATACCTTTGTCCCGAGCAGCTTGGCGGGACGTTTGCGCGTCGTGGGCGGAGTTGTGCCCGCGACGCAGAGCAAGGACTACGGCAAGGGCGAGAGGGTCGTTTTTCGGGGCTTCGCGCCGGATATGTCGGCGCAGGAAGCCGCCGAACCCGCGCGGCGCAACGGCCGGGCGCTTCAGGAGCAGCCGCGACAGTATGGAATCTGGCGGGACAATTCGAACAGTTTCGCTGCCGATGCGGTGGAGCCGCTATTCGGTATCCGGCCGGGTTCCGCGTGGCGGACTCCAGGCCACGGCAATACGCTAACGAAAGCGCGTGGCGTGCACTCTTGGTACGTGCCGGCCAGAGAGTCGATGCGCTAGCCCGCTCTGGGCGGTTGATTGAGCGCCCGCGCCAGCAGCAGGTAGAACCCCAGCAGTGGGATGCCGATCAGAAACACCATGAACGGCAACAGGAACATGAGGCCCATCGCGGCGATGTCCGAGGACTGCATCTCCCGATTCACCACCCAACCCAGATAGATGGGCCACGCGAGCGGAGCGAGGATGATCGCCAGGTGCAGCGGCAGCGGGCCACGCGCCCGTAGCGCGGTGATCATCCACCAGACCGACGCCAAGACGGAGGCCGAAAGGGTGGCAAGAGCCATGGCGTGGTCACCCAGCGCCACCGTCAGGCCCACGGCGGCGATATAGGACAGTCCCGGAAGCAGATAGATGCGCATCGCGGCTCGGTGTGTTCTGAATTTGTTCCTAGCGTAGTCACCTAGCTCGCCAGCCGCAAGTCGGCAGAGCCGCGACTACGGAAAGGGCGAGCGTCTACTGTACAGTGGCTTCCTGCCCGACGTCTCGGCCCAGCGCCTGACGAGGCGTCGGAGCCTTGAGCCGCGCCTCCGCTTCTGATTTCGGCCCAGAGCGATCGAGGGCAGCCCGCACAAGGCGTGGGCCGAAGCCATCGTCGATGCGGCTTCACCCTCCTTTCCGACGTCGCGGACGCGGCCGTTCGAAGATCACGAGCGCCTTCAAGCGCACAAACCAAGGGAACATCATGCAATACGAAGAGCCCGAGCTGATGGGCGACGACGCCGTGCGCGCCGAGCACGAAGGCCTGTTCGAGGCTGACGACGTGCTGGACGCGCCGGATACGTTCGAGGTCGAGCTCGATGGCGAGGTCCATACCCTGCCGATCGCGCTGAAGGGCGCGATCCTGCGGCACGCGGACTATACGCGGAAGACCCAGGATCTGGCCGACCAGCGACGCGCGTTCGACGTCGAGCGCCAGGCCCTTGCCGACGATCGCCGATCGGTTCGCGGCGCATCGGCCGATCGCGGCGTGCTGGCCGCGCTGGATCACCAGCTCGAGGCCTTCGCGGAGATCGATTGGCGCGTGCTGGGGCAGGAAGATGCAGAGCGCGCCCGTGACCTGTGGGCCAGCTTCCAGGAGACCCAGGCGCTGCGGGACCAGTTCGCCTATGCGCTGGCCCACCATGAGAACCGCGAGGAATTGCGCGCCGCCCGTGAGGCGGCCGAGGAGATGGCCGCGGCCGGCGCGCAGCTTCGCGAAGAGATCGACGGCTGGTCGCCGGAAGTGGCGGCCAAGCTGATCGACTACGGCCAGGCTTTCGGGGTGACGCTGGAGGAGTTTGCCCAGATGGCCGATCCGCGCCTCTGGAAGCTGCTGCACCGGGCTTGGCGCGCCGACCAGGCCGAGCAGGGCGACGCCGACGCGCAGGCCGCCACTGTCCGCCCGGCCGTCACGGTTGGCGGCGGTGGTGGGACCACGGCGGGCATGCGCGACGAACTGGGGACGCGCGAGTGGATGCGCCGTCGCAACGCCCAGATGGCTGGAGGCCGCTGATGGCGGGGCAGGGAAATCCGGCTCTCGGGCGCCTCACCCAGGCGGCCAATCGTGTGGTGGCCGACAACGCCAAGGCGTTTCGCCAACTCACCGGCGAGGGCCTGTCGCTGGAGGAGCGCGCCAAGCGCCCCTGGGACTTTCCGGCCAAGGAGGCGGTGACGCGTCGTATCGCGCAGGAGGAACTGGACCGCGCAGGGGGCGGCCACAACGACATCCGCGACGCGATGCGGCATGCTCAGTGGTCGCAGCGGACGGCGCAGGCCGTCGGGCCGCTGTATGCGGAGGTTGCTGGGATAGCGCACGAGGCGAAGAACCTCGCCGACAGCATCGCCAGCCACGGTACGCACGGTCCCTACGACACAGTCGGACGCAATCCCATGCCGACGCCGGGCGAGACGATGAGCGAGAGCCTGATGGATCTGCGTAACAACGCCGAGGGACGACGGGCCGCGCGGGAAGGGCGGCCGATCGACATGCAGCGATTGCAGACGGCTCCAAAGCAGACCGTCATGGGCGCGCTTGTCTATCAGCCCCGGTCGGGGCTGACGTTCTCGGCCCGCCGCTAGGGCGCGGGCGGCCCCGGGTAGTGGTTGGCGTCTTGCCAAGTTCACTCTCTGTTCGCATACTCAAGGTTGTTGAAGGGGAGTGGGCTTTGGCGTCGAGTATCGGAGACACGGGCAGCGGCGTGCCGCGCCGAGGGTTTCTGTCGCGAGCTCTGCGGTTCGCGGCCGGGCTGCTGGTCGGCGCGGCGTTCTTGCCTGGACTGTTCCTGCTCGATCTGGGAGCTGCATATGCGCTCTCGTCGACGCTATTGAGCGGACCGCGTGGCGACTCTGAGATGCGAGGCGCCGATGTCTCCGCGGCGGGCGGTGTGCGGCTGGATTTCAGCAACAAGACCCAAGCCTTGCACGTGGTGTGTCGTGATACCTGCGACGACCTAACGGTCAACGGCAACGCCAGCGGAGAAGTCGAGGTCCGTGACGTCAAGGGACGCCGGATCGTGGGGCGTGAACGCACACAGTTCCCGTCGCAATTGCTGCGCGCGAAGGCGTGGCTGATCGAGGGGCGGCCGTTGACGATCCGCGAGGGGGGATGGTCGTGAAGTTCACCGCCTTCCGAGCTGGTCTTCTGACCGGCCTGATGATGGTCCTCGGCCTCGCGGGGATAATCTGGTGGTCGAGCCACGGGCAGCCGACCGCGCCTTACGCCTTTGAAGGGACAGTCGTCGGCGCAGACGTCGGTCGTCATGGCGGCCGTCAGGTCGAGGTGACAGACCGGGGCTATGCGATAGTGCGGCAGAGCTGCAACGGTGCATGTGACGACCTTTCGTACAGGCGTTCCGCCGGCGACAGCGTTGTCGCTGTCCGCGTCCTCGACGCGAACGGGAGCTGTATTGTCTGCAGTGAGGGCATTTACGTGACGGGGGGCATGCCTTCCGCGAGCAGCATCCGCGTGGGCGGCGCCGACAAGCTGGAGGCGCGCAGCGGTTCCGTGGCGCGACAGCCTGATGGCTCCATGCGGGTCCAAGGCGAGGAAACGGTGCTCGGCCCCGCGCCAGGCCCGAAGCCCTGATCGAACGGCTTTAGTCCTCGGGGGCAACCCGAAGCGAGGCTGCATTGGCCTCGACGACGACATTGCAGCGGACTCTGCGCCTGCAGACGACCCGCTGCCCGATGATCTGACTGATCCCGCGGCCTGCATGTCAGGCCGCGCCCGCCGCCCGTGGTCTCCGGCGTGTCCGGAGGACCCCGCGGGCGGGACCTACCTCTTCCGCCGCCGCCCGTAGAGGCGAGACGCCCGAGCACGCGCCGCGGCGCCTGGGGCGCCCGTGCGGCTTTCAAACCCAGATCTCAAAGGACAGACATGGCCAATACCATCCTGACCGCCACCGCGGTGACGCGGGAGGCGCTGCGCGTACTGCACCAGAAGCTGAACTTCGTGGGCACGATCACGCGCGACTATGACGAACGCTTCGCCCAGCAGGGCGCCAAGATCGGCGACACCCTGAAGATCCGCCTGCCGAACCAGTACACGGTGCGCACCGGCGCCGCGCTGGACGCCAAGGACCTGGCTGAAAGCTCGGTCGACCTGAAGGTGGAGAAGCAGAAGGGCGTCGACCTGAACTTCACCTCCACCGACCTGACCCTCAGCCTGGACGACTTCTCGGAGCGGGTGATCGAGCCGGCCATGAGCGTGCTGGCGGCCAGCATCGAGGCTGACGCCATGAGCATGTACAAGGACGTCTGGAGCCAGGTGAGCGGCACGACGAACTTCGCCAAGGTGCTGCAGGCGCGCAAGGTGCTGGTCGACAATCTGGCGCCGCTGAACGCCCGGACCTGCAATCTGAACACCCAGGACAACGTCGACATGGTCAACGACCTGAAGACGCTGTTCAACGACAAGAGCACGGTCAGCCGCCAAAACCGCGAAGGCTATATGGGCCGCACCGCCGGCTTCGACTTCATGGAGAACACGCTGTGGCCGGCGCATACGCGTGGCGCGGCGAACGGCAGCTATACGACCAACACGACGGTAGGCACGCTGCCGCTGCTGGGCCCCGCAGTGTCGCAGATCACGGTCGCCTCCGGCACGGGGGCGATGAACAAGGGTGACGTCTTCACGATCGCCAACGTCTTCCGGGTTCACCCCGAAACCAAGCAGTCGACGGGTATCCTGCAGCAGTTCGTCGTCGCCGCCGACTATGTGGGCGGCGCGGGCCAGGTGTCGATCGCACCGGCGATCGTGCTGTCGGGCGCCGCGCAGAACGTGGTCATCCCGACCACGTCGAGCACCGCGTCGCTCGTGTTCCACGGCACGGCGAGCGCCGCCTATGGCCTGTCGATGGCCTATCAGAAGGGCGCGTTTGCCTTTGCGACCGCCGACCTGATGCTGCCGCGCGGCGTCGACTTCGCCAGCCGTGAGGTGTTTGACGGTGTGTCGATGCGTGTCGTGCGCCAGTACGACATCAACGCCGACAAGTTCCCGTGCCGGCTGGACGTGCTGTACGGGTTCAAGACGATCCGTCCGCAGCTGGCCTGCCGCCTGGCGAGCTAGCGCACCTGGGGAGGCGGCGGCGGCGGCCGTCGCCTCTTCCTCGCGACGCCGCGGAGCGCGCGCGGACGGCCGCCGTCGCCGGACGGCTCAACCTCTTCCGGAATTTCATCATGGCGATCACGACCTACGCGCAGCTGCAGGCTGCCGCGGCGAACTGGCTCGTGCGTGCGGACCTGACGGCGCGCATCCCTGAATTCATCACCCTCGCTGAAGCGCGGCTGAACCGCGTGCTGCGGACGCGCCTGGCCGAGACGGAGGTCGCGCTCACCGCGACCATCGGCGGCCGCTCGATCCCCTTGCCGATGGGCTTCACGGAGCCTCTAAGGCTCTGGATCGAGCGGAACGGCGAACGGGTGGAACTTCCGTTCATCGAGACCACGCTGATGGGCGCATCCTCGTTGCGGGGCGAACCGCAGGCCTGGACCGTCGATGGCGCGTCGCTGCGTTTCGATCGGCCTTGCGATGAAGCCTATGGCGTCGTGCTGCGGATGCTGACGGCGTTCGCGCTGTCGGACGCCGTCCCGACCAATGGACTGCTGACCCAGGCGCCCGATGTCTACCTGTTTGCGACCCTCAGCGAGGCTGGACCCTTCCTGCGCGATGCCGACCTGGCCGGCGTCTACGAGGGCAAGCTGACCCGCGCCATTGAGGAACTGAACGGCAAGGACGCCCGCAGCCGCGCGCCGCGCACGCTGGGCACCGAGCTGGCCGAACTGATGCTGGAGTGCCGATCGTGAGCCTCGCGCCCATTGGACCAGGCGCACCCGAGGGCTTGCGCGGCGTTCTGAAGTCCTTCCACGACGCGCTGGCGGGCGTGATCGCGCCTGGCGCGCCGACGCCGCTGTTCGCGGTTGCCGCCGCGCGGTTGCCGCCTGCGGCGAGCCATCCCCAGACCCTGGTGCTCGTCACCGACCTCAACATCCTCGCCCATTCGGACGGGGCCCATTGGATCCGCCAAGACACGGGAGCCGTGATCGTCTGATGCCTTCATCCTGGACGCCATCGCTGCGCTTCGAGCAGCAGTTCACCGGCGAGAACATCAACACCTGGGGCGACCGGCTGAACTCGGTGCTGGGCCGCGCCGACTATGCCGTCGCCGGCTGGCTGACGAAGCCGCTGACCGGCCACGTCGCCCTGACGTCGGCCAACGACGCGGACGACGAGGCGCGGGCCGCGACGCTGAAGTTCACTGGTGGGGCAGGGCCGTTCACCGTCACGCTGCCGGCGGTGAGCAAGACCTATCTGGTCTGGAACGCGTGCGCCGGGCCGGTGACGCTGACCACCGGCGCAGGGCCGTCGCTCACGATCGACCCGGGCGACATCGTCTGGGCCGCCTCGGATGGCGCGGCGGTGACCACGCCGGGCTACGGCGGCGCCTCGATCAAGGACTGGGTGTCGAGCGTGGCGTGGTCCTACAACGCCGGCGCCCTGCCGGCCCAGACCGGCAATGCCGGCAAATTCGTTCGCACCGACGGCGTCAACGCGAGCTGGCAAGCCCTCTCGACCGCCGACCTCACCGACTACGCGACTGCCGTGAAGGGCCTCGCCCTGGCGTTCGCCGTCGCCCTCTAGGAGATCCCCGAATGCCCGTCACCCCGAACAGCATCGTCACGCCGCAGACGCCGAAATCGGCGGTGGCGAGTGCCGCCATCGCACAGGCGACGTTCCCGCCTACCACGACGCCAGCCAATACGGTGCTACTGGTCACCGCCGGCGCCAACGGCGGTCGACTGACCCGCTTGCAGGGTTGCCCGCAGGAAACCACCACCGCCAACAACCTACAACTCTACCGCTCGCTCGATAGCGGTACGAGCAAGCACTACGTGAACGGTGTCGCCCTCACTGCGACCGTAGGGGCGACCGCGCCCGGGGGTGTCGCCGACTTCGGATACTCGGACGACAACCCCCTGATCTTAAATGCAAACGAGCGGCTGTATGTCGCAGTCGGCATAGCGAAGTCGGTGACCTTTGTTGCCGAATGGGCGGACTACTGATGGGCGGGCGGCTGCGCGGCTTGGTTGCGCAGGCGATGGATGGACGAAAGCGCATCGTCAGAAATCGTGTCGTCTACGCCCAAGCGTACACTAGCGGTGCCGGATCGACGCCGGCGCAAGCCGTCACCGTGCTTGCCTCCACCTATCTCGTGGGGGCTGGCGCGAACGGGGGCGGCGCCGGCGCCGGCGCCGGCGCGGACGGCGGCGGCGGCGGCGGGGCGGCATACCAAGAGTTCATCCTCGCGCCCGGACAAGTGATCAACTACGTCATCGGGGTCGGAGCGCCGGGCTCAGTGCAGAACCCTGGAGTCGGCGGCGACACCGTTGTGACAGGCCCTACCGGTAGGACAGTTCGCGCTCAGGGAGGCCAAGGGCGTATCGGCGGTCGTGGGAGTGGCGGCAAGTTCAACTACAAGGGCGGCGACGGAGGTACCTTTGCGGGAATTGGTGTGGGTGCGGGCGGCGCCCCCGGGGCCGCAGAAGGAGGAGATGGCCTGAATGGCGGGGGCGGGAGTTCCGTTTCCGGCGGTGGCGGCGGGGGTGGTGCCAACCCGGGAGTCCCATTGGGCACTTTGACAGCCTTTGCGCCCTCCTTCGGCCGACAAGGAACTGGCAGCGGCACTGTCTTTCCGGCCGCGCCCTACGGGGGAGGTGGTGGAGCGTCCAGTGACGGAGCTGGTGGTGCCAACAAGGGCGGTGCGGGTGCGGATGGTGTCGTCGTCGTTGTGATGATCGATGTAGATAGGTGATCGAAGCGGAACAGTCGTTTGGAACGGCAATAGATAGACTTGGCCCCGCCCACGCCCCATCGCCAATCTGCGGTCTTCGGCAAGATGACATATGCTCGCTTGCCCATTGCGTCTGCCAAAAGCGCGATTGAAGTGTCGGCGGAGACTACTGCGTCAAGATTTTCTATGCTTTAGTGAGCGTTTTCGAAATCCAACGCGCCCGTATCTTTTGGGCGCTGGCTCATGCCCAATGCGCATAGCCTTTTCGCAAGATCATCTGGCAAGCGAAATCCATTCCGATCGCTGCCAGAAGGCATGATCCCGATTCCGCTGCGAGAGTATGAACCAGAAAGTTGGGATTTAGAGGGTAGTTCTGCCGTCAACATTCGAAAAAATACAATAAATAATTATTTATATAATAGATCTATTGATGTTTATAAATATAATTATATTGATTAAATCTCATAATTTATGAAAGGTCGATATGGGGGCGGGGGTGATTTCAATTCCATTTGGTGAAATATATTTGTATATGGCGAGCGAATTGAATTTGATATCCGAACCTTTGCTCGGTTAGTACAATCAATTGTCCTATTTTTTATCTACCCGTTCCGGGGATTAAAAATTTTGGCTGCAGAGGTCCGCCCGGGATTTTGCGTCGAAACTCGTAATATTTCCATCCTTTAAAGAATTTCTATATATTTAATAGAACGATGCAAATGCATGTTATAGCTTTACAATATCAGATGATATTCAAATGTGCGCCGAAGAAGTTATTCAATTTGCTGCATGTCACCATCGGCGACTAGAATAATTGCGCGTTCGCCGTAGTCTTTGGGCTACATCCACCTAGCCTAACACCGTACTAGCGTTTTAGGCCACATCTTGTGGCTAGGTTCGGGCCCCCCCGATGGCGCGGATCGCGCGTCTATTTACTTCTAGACGCACTCCTGCCGCAGTCAGCTTTCCGGCGACAAGGCCCGGACCGTCAGGCGCCCACACAGCCGGTACGTTCGCCACTGGACCTCGTTCCGCGAGCTCTGCCGGCTGCCGCTGAAGCGACGGCACGACGCTGACATGCCTGGGATCCGGGCAGACTCCAACTCCACCTCGTGACTTTGCACGCGCCGTCGCATCGGCGGGTGGTCATTTCGCACATTCAAAGAGAGGCCAGATGGAAAAGGCATTCATGCCCGTGGACAACGCCACGGTGATGGTCGGCGTATCGACGTCGTGGATGGCGGGAGCGATCAAGGGGCGGCCCAGCGGGCCGTTCCAGCTTCGGCTGTACAATGCGCTTGCGAGCGCGGTGTTCTACCGGGTCGGCGACTCCAGTGTGCAGGCCACCAGCGCCGACGTTCCGCTGCCGCCGGGCGCGGTGGAGATCATCACGGTCCGCAATGCCGACGCGCGGCCGGACACCCACATCGCGTTCGTGGCCGCGTCCGGGAGCGGCTCCGTGTACGCCTCGACCGGCAATGGGCTCTAGGGATGGTGCTGCATGTCGGGACGAGGGGGCCTGGGCACCTCTCGCGCACGGCGGCCGGCGCTCCCGGGGAGGTCTTCGGGACCTCGGCGGCACGCTACAGCGTCATGGGGACCGGCCTCCGAACGCCGGTGCACATGGGCAGTGAGGCCGGCGCGTCGATGCAGACGAACGGCAATGGCACGACGGACTATCTGTACCAGGTGACACGCCAGGCCTTCGGCTCGCCTGATTACGTCACCACGGATCATCTGTTCGGCTTCTGCAACTTCTCGCACGGCACGTCGGGCCCTGAGGCCAGCGGCGGCTGCGACATCACGATCGACGCCTTCAAGGTCTATGTGAACGGCGCCTGGGTTTCGTCTACCGACGTGCCGAAGGTCGTGCCTGCAGGGGCCGGGGTTCTGCTGAGCGGGTTCTCAGGGCTGAGCATTCCGGCCAACGCGGTGGTGCATTGGATCTGCAAGTTTCACTACAGCGCCGGCGCCGCGAAGATCCCGGTGTTGTCGGCCAGTGCGTTCTGGAATCCCGGCGGTGTCTCGGACGCCGCGCGGGGGTTCACGACCGCGGGCGGCTACACGACCGAAATTCCAAGCGATGGTCCGGGCACGGTGCCGACCTGGGCGAACGGGACCGGCGGCCGATCCTGGGGGCCGTCGATGTGCTTCGGAAAGGGCGGGGATGGTCGGCCTGCCGTCGTCATCGTCGGCGATAGCATCGGCTATGGCGTCGCCGGCGATACCCAGGTGGCCTGTTGGACGGCCCGGCGCGAGTACGGAATGGTGGGAGTTGGCCTGGACAGCAATGTCGGGGCCAAACGCCTAGGCTATCTGAACCTCAGCGTCCCGGGACAGAGCCCGATCGATGCCGTTGGGGGATGGCGCTACCGTCCGCGCTGGGAGCGGAAGCTGGACCTCGTGAAGCAGGTGACGCTGCTACAAGGCAAGGCGCCGTTCGACATCATCCTGAGTGAGCACGGCGAGAACAGTTGCTCGGCAGCGAAGACGCTGGTGTCCGGCATGCCTGCCTACTACGCGACCTTGCAGGCGGAGTGGCCTGGGCTGCCGATCTACCAGCACGAGCTCCTCGCGCGCTGCAAGTCGACGGACCAGTTCCGAAGCTTCGCGGGGCAGACGCTGGATCGGAACAGTGACGGCTCGCAGGATACGAACTCCCTGCAGTTTGCGCTGGGGCACGCCTACAACGGCGGCGTCAACATGGGCGACAAGTGGCTGTTCCAGGCCGCGTTGCAGCCCGGTGGCGCTATCCGTGACGCCGGTTGGATCGCTGGCACGATCCCGACATGGCGATATGGCAGCTATGACACGGGGGATGGCCGCGACCGGTTGGCCCTCCGCACATTTGCGACGACGACGACAGGACCCTACAACGGCGGCACGGCGAGGATGCCGCTGGCGGCTGCGGCCACGCCGGGCATGCACCTTTGCATGGATGGCCAGCCGAACGGCTATGTCGGTGTCTCGCGTGTCGCGGGGACAGGCGGTCTCGAGGCTGAGATCGTGCCGAACAGCTTCTCGCCCGGCAGTGTCGCCACGGGCGCGAACGTCTGGGAGATCCCGCACGATGCGGGTGGTCCGCACCCCAGCGGCCTGATGCATCGCGACGTCTACTCCGCTGCTTTCGTCGACTGGAAGATCGCCCAGGGCTGGGTGTGACGTCGGCGCTCGCCTGACTGGGGCGGGCGCCGCCAAAGTCTGAGAGACCTCATGAAAATTCCATTCGAGTTGCCGCCCGGGCTGAGCGGCGACGATACGACCTATGCCGCCACCGGCCGCTGGGCGGACGGCTCCAACGTGCGCTTCCGGCTGGGGCGGGCCGAGACCATCGGTGGGTGGGAGCGGCTGATGCGGGAGTCCCTGAGCGGCGTGTGCCGTGCGGTGTTTCCGTGGACCGACAACAGGGGCGTGCTGAACATCGGCTTCGGCACGCACTCGAAGCTGCAACTGTGGCAGGGCGGGGCGCTGTTCGATATCACGCCGACGGCGGGCTTCACGGCCGGTGCGATCGATGGGGCAGGCTCGGCGGGCTACGGCACTGGCGCCTACAACGTCGGCGGCTACGGTCAGCCCTCGGAGACGGACTATTTTCCGCTCACCTGGTCGTTCGGGGCGTGGGGGCAGCAGCTGCTGGCCAGCCCGCGCAACCAGACGATCTTCGCCTGGACCAACAACACCGGCACGCCGGCCGCCGCCCTGGCAAATGCGCCGGCGCGGGTCACCCATATGCTGGTGGCGCCGCTGAACGGCGGCTACCAGGTCTTCGCGCTGGGTTGCAACGAGGAGGTCTCCGGGACCTTCAATCCGCTCTGTATCCGCCATTCCTCGATCCGAGAGAACACGGTCTGGAGCACCGCTGCGAGCGGTTCGACAGCGCGGGAATACATCCTGACCGGCGGCGGCCGGATCGTGGCCGGGCGGATGTGCGGGCCGTGCATGCTGGTGTGGACCGGTGATGCGCTGTTCCTGGGGACGTTCGTCGGGGCGCTGAACCAGCCGTGGCGCTTCGATCGCGTCGGCCGCAACTGCGGGCTGATTGGGCCGAATGCCGCGGTGATCGTGGGGCAGACGGCGTATTGGGTGAGCCCCGACCGTCAGTTCTATCGCTATGTCGTGGGCGGCGAACCCGAACCGCTGCCTTGCCCCGTCCGGCGGGATTTCGCTGAGGAATTGGCGGCGAGCCAGGGTGACAAGGTCGTGGCCTCGTCGAACGCGGAATTCTCCGAGATCCGCTTCGACTACCCCGACCGGCGCGACGGCTACGAGAACAGCCGCTACCTCGCACTGGCGGTGGCCGGACCGGATGCAGGGGCGTGGCACCGCGGCGTGATGGCGAGGACGGCGTTCGTCGACGCAGGGCCTTCGGCCTATCCGATTGGCGCGACTGCGGACGGGGCGGTCTTCCTCCATGAGCGAGGGCGTTCGGCCGACGGCGGCAGCTTCCGCTGGTTCATCGAGACGGCGGACGCCTACCTCGACCCCGAGACGACGCTGCTGGTGCGCGGCCTATGGCCTGACTTCAAGGATCAGGTGGGCCCCGTGACAGTGGATGTCGCGGCGCGAATGCATCCCCAGGCGGCCGACGTGGCGATGGCCAGCGCGGCCATGGCGCCCGGCGCCGCACGTGCCGACCTGCTCACGAGCGGTCGGCTCTTCCGCGTGCGTTTCTCAGGCGAGAGCGCGCCGACGGGCTGCCGCATCGGGACGCCGACCTTCGACGTCGCCCAGACCGGCCAGCTCTGAAGCTTCCCCAAAAACAAGGACTTCGGTCCCAGCAAAGGATCAGGTGAATGGTGTTCGGACTTACGGGCAGCGCCAACAAGAGCAAGACGACCACGAGCAGCACCGGCTCGTTCAATACGACGACGACACCGGTCGTGCCGGACTGGGCGACGTCGCCGGTTCAGACCGCGACCAACCGCGTCGGCAGCCTGATGAATCTGGATCCGAACGCGCTGGTCGCGCCGGCCAATCCGCTTCAGCAGCAGGCCGCCGCGACGGCCGGTGGTCTATCCGCGGATACGTCGTGGCTCAATCCGTACATGCAGGCGGACACCCCCTTCGCCTCGGGCGGCAAGGCCTATGACTGGGTGGGGCGCTATATGAACCCCTACCTGAACCAGGTGGTCGACACGACAGCCGCCGATCTGGACGCCAATGCCGGGCAGGTTCGCGCGCAGCAGGCGCTCAACCTCGCGGGTTCGGGCGCGTTCGGCGGTTCGGGGGCGGCGCTGACGCAGAGCATGACCGAGGGCGAACTGGCGCGGGCTCGAGGCACCACGCTGGGGGGTCTGCAGTCGCAGGGCTACCAGATGGCGCTGCAGGCCGCGGCGGGCGACGCCGATCGCGCGACGCAGGCGCGCATCGCCAATGCACAGATGGCGTTGCAGGACCGCGCGCAGAAGGTGGGCCTCCAGTTCAACTCGGACGCCAACCAGCGCGCCAACGTTGCGGCACAGGCTGAGGTGGGCGGCGCGTTGCGTGGCGTCGATCAGGAACAGCGCCAGGCGCCCATCACCAACAACCAGCAGATCGTGGCGATGCTTCAGGGTCTGCCGCTGGGCCTCTTCGCGGGGCAGACGCAGGCGGGCACCAACACCGAGACGGGCACGTCGAAGACCAAGGGCTTCAGCGTCGGCGCCAGCTTCAGCGACGCGAAGGCGTGACAGCGATGGTGACACAGTCCGAACGCTTGGCGGCGTTGGAGCAGCGCCTGGGGGATCACGAAGCCCGATGCGAGGAGCGGTTGGCTGAGATCCGAGCGACGGCGGCGTCGACTCTTCAAGCGGTCGAGGGGCTCAAGAGCCGCTCGTGGGGGATCGCCGCGGCGCTGCTGGCCTGGGCGCTGGCCCAGCTCTGGAGCGCGAATGCGACCAAGCTTGAGCGGCTGGAAGCCGCGCGACCGGCTGCGGTGCAGGTCGCCTCGGCGCACGCCGAACACTGAAAAAAAATTTCCCAGGGGTATGAAATGACGACGAAACTCTCGGCGCATTTTGCGCTGGAAGAACTCGCGGCGACCCAGCATCGCGGCATCGACAATCGTCCGCCGCCCGAGGTCGTGGTGAGCCTGCGCGGTACGGCCGCGCGGATGGAAGAGGTCCGCCGGTTGCTTGGTGATCGGGTGATCACGGTCTCCAGTGGCTATCGTTCGCCGGCCTTGAATAGGGCGGTCGGCGGCGCTCGCGCGTCGGCCCATCTGACCGGCCATGCGGTGGACTTCAATTGCTACGGCTATGGCGTGCCCAAGGCCGTCTGCCGCGCCATCGCGAACTCAGAGATCGCGTTTGACCAGATCATCGAGGAGGGCTCGTGGACCCATATCTCCTTCGATCCGCAGATGCGCCGGCAGGTGCTGACCAGGACCTCGGGCGGCCGTTACGTGGTGGGCCTGGGCGAGCCGGAAGGGGTGGTGCGATGA